ATAAAGTATATTCACGAACATCCATTTGAGAAGCGTATGTTAAATCCTCAACGAGGACTTTTTTCATATGTTCTTCATCAATGTGTTCAAAACCATCGGCAGGATTTTTATCTTGCCAATCTTGCCATTGTTTTTCTACAAACTCAATAGGTGTTGCCATTATTTTTTAATCTTCGCCAAGTTTTTTTGCATTTTCTTAACCATCTTAAACATTTTATCTCGCTTCTTCATAGCCATTTCAAATGCTAGAGGTTTTACACGACTAGTATACACTATTCCATTCATATGGTCAAGCTCGTGTAGGAAACAACGAGCAGATATACCAGTTAATTTGGTATTTCTAATTTGACCATTAAAGTCTTGGTATTCAACCATAATCTCTTTTGGCCTACTAATCTTTAATGTAAGTAATGGATAAGAAAGGCAACCTTCATCCATCAATGCCATTTCATCTGATAAAGAAATAACTTTTGGATTAAAGAATGCCACATATTCATCACCAGCACCCATCACAAATACTCTATGTTTAAATCCACATTGATTGGCAGATAAACCATAACCTTTATGTTTTTTACAAGTTTCTACCAATGTGGACGCAAACTCATTTGGATTTACAGGAGGATTACTGAAATCAAATTCAGGTAAAACCTCATGAAGAACTGGATGATTTTCTGGTATCAATGCAAAAGTTTTCACCTCATACATAACCGGTTCATTTTTTAAAGCTGCTTTTGTATCAAATATAATTGTATCGCTCATTTTTCTACCTGACTAAAATTGTTAACTTTTTTGAATTTAATAATTGACCTAAATTTATCAAACAACTGGTCACCCTTATGAGATATGACAAAGATGTTTGTATCGTTACCCATTTCGTGAATCAACTTCAGAAACTCCTCTGTACCAACACCATCTAATGATGAATCAAACACTTCATCAAGTATCAACAGATTAGTATTGGTAGAATTCTTTAATTTGGCTATTTGGCGCCATGTAAACAATAGTGCTAAGTCAATACGCATCTTCTCACCTTCTGAAAAATTGGCATAACTAAACTCATCACGGTGCCTTGATTTAATTGTTTCTTCAAATGATTCATTGATATTGAAGTTCACAAAGAAATCCATGGCCGTCAAATACTTATTAATTAGTTTATTCATGATAGGCAAGTATTGACGAATAATTTTGGTCTTGATGCCAGTATCTTTTAGTAAATTACCGGCAAATTCATAATATTGTTTCTCACTAGCCAGTTCTTCTTGCTTGGTAATCAAAGCAGCCAGTTCTGTTTTAAGTTCTTTTAACTTGTCATTTTCTTCTTCTAGGTTATCTTTACGATTGGATAACTCATTAATTTCATTTTGTAATTTACTAATAAAACTATTCACGGCTATAATGGTAGAGTTATGTTTGACTATTTCATTGTTGTGTGCCCGTATGTGTTGTAGTATCTTTTGTATGTTATCAATCCTATCACTTGTTTCAGCAATCTGTTTTGCTATACCTGTTAATGCATCATTAACTTCAACTTTAGTATTATTCAATGTGTTGATTTGTTGTTCTCTAAATTCTTGTTCAATACCTTGTTTGCAAGTAGGACAATCACTATTGTCGTGGTAGAATGTAACTTCTTTTTCAATCTTCTTTAAACGAGATTCCAGTTTAGATTCTAATTGAACCAATTTGCCACTCTTTTTTTGTATGGCCATTTGATCCGAAATCTTACTATCCAACACATCAATGTGTTTCTGAATTAATACAATGTCTTTGTTTAACTTCTTGACTTGTTCTTCCGAATCAATAATATCTTTTTGTTTTTTTTCAATCTCGGCATCATTATGTTTACGATGTTCTTCAATACTCTGTTTCTGAAAGTTAATCTTCTCAGATGTCAAATCCATTTCATATTTGTTTTTGGTAGAAGTATCTTTTATGATAGCCATTTTCTCTTTAACCACACCATTCATGGATGAGAAGATTTGAATGTCTAATAAGTCCTCGATGATTGCTCTGCGGTCCGCTGGTGACAATTGCATGAACGGAACAAACGAAGCCGAACCAAGAATTACCACCTGTGTAAATGATTTATAATTTAATTTAAGAATAAACTTCTCTAAGTGTTCTTGGTAGTCTTTGGCCTTAGCATCTTGGTCAACCAGTATGCCATTACAATACACTTCAAATGTATTTGGTTTGATACCACGAACCACCTTGTATTGTTTTTGGCCAATAGAGAAGTCAATCTCAACAACACAATCGGATTGGTTGATAGAGTTAGGTAATTGTGGTTTATTGATTTTACGAAATGGTTTACCAAAGAGGCCAAAACACAGAGCATCTAGTATCGTAGATTTGCCGGCACCATTGTTACCAATGATGAGTGTGTTTGGTGATTTGGTTAAATCAATTTCAGTAAAGTTTAATCCCGTTGAAAGGAAATTTTTCCAGCGAACTTTTTCAAATTTAATCATCTAATAATTTTATTTTTTTCAATAGCCGATTTCAAAACACACAATAATATATCATTCTTATTTGCAAATGTCAATAATGCATTGGTATCTTTAGGAAAACAAGCGCCACCAAACCCTAATAATCCATCGGGACCAGGTACCTGCATATGAGAATTTCCCATCCTGTCATCTAATTTTACCAAAGAAACAACATTATCAAAATTAATATTATTTCTGTCACATAACATTTTTATTTCATTCATAAAAATAACTTTTGTGGCAAGAAAGGAGTTAATAATATATTTCATCATGGAAGCTTCTTCTATTGATGCAGTATGATAAAATGCATTAGGAAACACTTCTTGTAAAATTGACTTTGCAAAATTCACATGAGTCGAGTTTTTTCCACCAATAACATGATATTTTGATGCCAAATAATCTTGTATGAATGTTTTTGCAACTAAAAATTCTGGAACATAAACTAAGTTTTCAAAATTTTCATTTAGGTATCTGTATGTATCTGCTGGTGCAGTAACTTTACTGATGATTGTTCCTTTGTAATTGATTTTTTTTAGTTTCAATAATACATCGGTTAGAATGGTGGTATCGCAAGAACCATCTTTGTTTTGTGGTGAAGGAACACAAACATATATCGCATCCGTATCACTAATTGTTTCATATGTTCCTGTGCAACTGTCTACAAAAGGATCAATAATTTTATCATAAGTGATGTCACTATATGAAGCCATCACAGCTTTACCTACAAATCCTAGCCCAATGATGCCAACATTATACACTACGCTTGCTCCTGATTTAATGCCTCAACATATAATTCACGCATTACTGTTTTCAACTTTTCATTGTCAATATGTTCTTCTTGAATACCATCTACAAACTTATTAATAATTGTGATAGTATCTTCTGCTTGATTTATCATATCATCTTCTACACCTTCTGTCAAGTCTGTAAAATCTTCTGCAATGGTAACATCAACAGGATTTACATTATACAGGTTGTTCATCATTTTGTCAAACAGATAGGGGTTTGTTTTGTTGATTACCACCACTTTAACATAGGTATTGGTATACTTGCTTAAATCTTTATTGGTAATCTCGGTGATTGATTCCACTTTATCATCATAAGTGATTTTATGAAACATGACGTTTGGATTTTTTATGAAAGTAAGGTCACGATTGCCAATGTCAAAAATATGAAAACCTCTAGTGTCATTATAATCTTGCCAAGTAAGTTCATATGGGTTTCCAAGATAATGAATACCGTCAGCTGAACTCCTATGATGATAGTGACCACTAAAAGTAAAATCGAACTTTCTAAATAGTTCACGACTTAATCCTTCTTGACTTGGCATACCACGATACATGGCAAAGCCAGCAATCTCAAAGTGTCCCATACAGATGCTAGCGGATGTGTTTTGTATTTCTGCCAAACTGTTATTGTAATTCTCTGTACAAATCCAAGGAACCATACAGATGTCATAACTCTCATCACTATATTTTAAATGAATCGTCTGCGGTGATGAAATGACATTGATATTGCTATACTCTTGTAATAACAAATCGACCGAATTTACCTCATTGGTATTTTTAAAATAAGTATCATGGTTACCAGCCAACATATGCACTTGAATACCTTTGGCATATAACTTATCAAAAAACATCTCCCTTGCACGTTTAAGTGTAAAGAAGTTTACATACTTTCTACGGTCAAATGTGTCACCCAAAATAAGAACAGTATCAATGTCATGCTCTTCGATAGTTGGAAAGAAAGTGTCCGAATAGAATCTTTCATAGTAATCCAAAAAATGGATTGAATCGTTACGAGCACCAAAATGTTGGTCAGTTATAATCGCAATTTTCATAATAAAGTTAATTCTTTAAATTGGCATATTAGGTGGATGTGGTTGATTTGGATCATTCGGGTCATAATATTTAATTTCAATCACCGCTTCTGGTACCTTTAAGGTGTCCGTAAAATCTGTTGATTCTTTAAGTGTTTTAAACCATTTAGAAAATACAACATCTTTTTTTTCTGTTGGATAATAAGTTACTTTATACATTATATCATTCTCCTAAAAACTTTTCAAGCCCTTTTGTTTTCTTTGCCATTGCAATATCCTTCTTTACCTTTCTTGCATCTTCATATGTTTCAATAAATTCGGCAATGTTATCATATAATTCAAACTGTCTGGACGTACCATCTTCAAATTCCATCAGCTCAAACTCATCTAGTATGCCCATTTGTTCTGTAGCCTTATATTTGACATACAGTTGTTTCTTTTCTTTGGAGATTCTCCGTAAAAAGGCAAAATAGATGATTTGAGTAAAGTAAGCAAATGGATTCTTAGACTTGGCTGGATCAAAATTATCAAAGTATTGTAAACAGTTCTCAATACCATCCGATATCATTTCATCACGATAGGTATAGTTTATGAAGTTAGGTTTGTGTGATAAACCCTCTGCTATCTTCATAAAGCATTCACCAATGTAATTTGGAATTGCTGGAGGTGGTTTTTTTTCTTTCTTTGCCAGTTTACAAGATGTCTTGTAATCAACCAGGGCTTTGAGAAAATCTTCGTTATTAATGTAATGTTTTTGCTTAGCCATAAAATATACCATAAAAAGTTGTTGACAAAGGGCTTGACAGAGTGTATAGTCCTCGGTGTTCCCCTATGAAGTTAATATTTAAATCAATGTAGCGTTTGGCCATCACCATTTTCCATAGCATCCATAATATCTTCAATTTCTTCGTCTGTCATTTCGTCAGCATCATTTTTTGCCTTCAACAACATCTTAATCTTTTCCACGGTATTTGTGTAGTATTCTGCAAACTCATCATTAGGTTCAATCACAGTAAGCACATCACGAGAATTGATTTTAATCTCATTTTTTTTAATCAGTTGAACAGGTAACCAATGTGACATAACTAAACCACTTTCTTGGCCTTTCATGACAACATTAACCGACATAGGTTCCATAATTTCATATTCGTCATTAATTAAGTTCAGGTTACCAATAATATCTTCACCATTCTTTAAACGAACTATTTTTATTGTATTCATTTTTTTAGTCCTATTTTATATATTTTGAATGGGAACTTTTCTTCCGTGTAAATCTTAACTCGTTCAACAAAATGCTTCAATGTAAAATTCATACGTTTCTTATATCTTAAATCATCTGCAATGTCATAGAGGATGGCTTTTTCTTTTCCTTCTGACTGCCGCAGTCCACGGCCAATCGATTGTAGATTTCGTACTCTCGATTTGCTTGGGCTGGCAAATATGATATTATGCAAGTTTCTAATATTAATACCAGTGCTAAAAGTACCAAAAGAAGCAACAACAATTGCATCGTTTTCAATCTCCATTATTTTTCGTATTTCTTCTCTGTCATTGGCATCTACACCACCATGAACAAAGAATACTTTTCTATCACCAATATTCTTGGTTTCTCTTATCATATCATACAGGATTTGACCATGTTTG